AATTAGTTGAAATTTACAATAAGGTTGTTGCTGAGGGTATCAAAAAAGAGTTTGATAACCAACTTGAAAAAATGACACATCAGAACAAGCATAGTCATAAATCTGTAAAAGAAAGGTGGAGTTATGCCCTCTATAGAGTTAAAGGAGGTCCATCACTTGATAAATACTAATATTTATGATAAAAATGCTTAATTTAGAAAACCTATTTAGTTTATTTAGTCCTGAAAGTGTAAAGTCGGATCCTAAAACTTATCTTGATTTTGAAAATCAACCACTTTATTATTGTGGGATGTGGAAAAAATTAATTTTAAACCACCTAACCTTTTCTAAGAAAGTAGCTAAATTTTTTGCATCGTCTAATGGGGAATTTGATATACAAGATATTAGAGAAGCAGGAAAATTTGTTGCATTTAATAGAGCATGGTTTTATATAAATAAGTTAGATTTAAAAAATGACGATCATATACTTACTATTTTAAGTTATAGTAATGATGAATTTATAGCCACATTAGAAATGGGAATTAAACACTTTACATCATCAGAAGAGTACGAAAAATGTGCTAAATTACTAAAAATCAAAAATATTTCACGAAAAAGTTAATCTAAGTTTGGTTACCTTATTTTTTTCTAGTACCTTGGAGATACAGGGTTTTAAAGAAAATAGAGAGATAAGGGAATTAGAAATAAGGGGTGGATGGAACGAGAATAATTCATACATTCCAGTATATTAATTAATAAATTACAATTATGGCATTCAGAAATAAAGAATTAGTAGACAAAAGATTTACTAATATCAAATCAAAAATTAAAAATCTAGATTTAATGGTTGCAAGAGGACAATCCTCAGCTCAAGATTTTAGAAATGGTTTAAAAGATTTATATGAAACAATAGAAGATCTAGAATCATTAGTAGAAAGAGAAGCATCACCATTAAGACACGGTTAAAATAAAAATAAAAGTTATGAAATTATCAGCGGAACAAATTCAATCGAATTGGGAAACATTCCTTAATAATATTGAAACACATATTACAGAAGATAGAAAAGATAAACTACTTAAATTCTATAAAAAGTTTGAAGATCGTCTTGTGATGATGCCTGCTTCACATAAAAAAGAATATCATAATGCCTTCCCAGGTGGTTATGTTGAACATGTTAATAGAGTAGTTGATTGTGCTCTTAAACAATATGAATTATGGAAAGAAGAAGGAGCAGATATATCTACCTTCACTAAAGAAGAATTAGTATTTTCTGCTATTAACCATGATTTAGGTAAGATGGGAGATGAAACACATGAATCATATTTACCTCAAACTGATAAATGGAGAAAAGAAAAATTAGGTGAGGATTATATGCATAATAAAGAAATTGCTTTTGCAGCAGTTCCAGATAGAGGTTTATTTTTACTCCAACAACATGATGTCAAATATACTTTTAATGAAATGGTTGCTATCCAAACACATGATGGTTTATATGATATAGCAAATGAAAAATATTTAAAATCATACATGCCAGAAACAAAACCAAGGACTGCATTGCCTTTTATATTACATTTTGCAGATATGATGGCTGCTAGAATTGAATTTGAAAGAGAATGGTTACCTAAGTTTAAAAATAACTTGGATGGTAAAAAAGGAAATTATACATTGAGTACCGATAGCAAAAAATCTAATGCTAATGTAAAAAATAAAGCATTAGGTACTATTAAAAGTGAAGGCTTAAAAAATATATTTGATAAATTATGATCATAACAGTCCCAACCATTATTATAATTCTTCTTTCAGTTGTTTGTATCATTTTAGGATTTACAACGTTAAATTTACTTAGAAAAAACGAAAAAGCAGAGGACATTGTAGTTGGATATCTTGAATACTTAGATAAAATATCTAGAGTTATTGAAGCTGCAGAGGCAAAAGTTAAAAAAATTGACATTAAAGGTTCATTTGAATCAGATGATGAAATAGGTTTTTTCTTTAAACAAATTAAACAAATACAAAGTATCCTAAATGAGTTCCAGCTGAAAAAATTTAAATAATGGATGAAATAATAAGAAGGCACAAATCCCAAAAACAAGGGAGAGTTTATTTTACAAAAGAAACAGAAAAAGCGATTGTTAATTATAATCGCTCTTCTGATCCGGAAGAACGAAGTAAATTATATGAAGATAAAATCCATTGGGCCTTTTATAAACTTACAGAAAACATAATTCATACCTTTAAATTTTATTATACTGATGGAGTTGAAAACTTAGAAGATCTTCAACATGAAATAATGGTATTTTTATTATCAAAAATCCATAAATTTGATCCTACTAATGGGGCAAAAGCATATTCTTATTTTGGTACTATAGTTAAAAGATGGTTAATAGTTTATAACCAAAAAAATTATGGTAAAAAAATTAAAAATATCTCAATTTCAGACTTAAATCATTATTCACAATTAGATACAACTGACCCATCTTTTATTACATCTAAAAGAGTTGAAGAAGATGTTCAAACAGTAATTAAACATGAGGAATTTAGTAATATGCCTCATTCTAAAATACCAAAAGATTATAAATATGAAGATAGACTATCTTTATTTGTAGACCAATATATAGAATATTGTACAGATAGAATATATGATTTATTTCCTAAGGGTAATGATGCTATGATAGCTGACGCAATTTTAGAATTATTTAGAAAAAGAGATAACATAGATGTTTTTAATAAAAAAGCACTTTACATTTATATACGTGAAATGGTTGATGTAAAAACACCTAAAATTACAAAAATAGCTAATAAGTTATATGGTATTTTTAAAGAAAAATATTTATTTTACTTAGACCACGGTTATTTTCCTCCAAAATAGTTTTAAAAATATATATTTATAACCAAAAAATTATGGGACAATTAGATTCATTAATTTTTGGTAAAAAAACATTTTCTGATATTTTAGAAGAAATTTACCAAAATCAAAAAAAGAGAGATGCTCAAGTTGTTGCTTTAATTTCTGAGTTAAAACCTTTAGTACAAGAAATAGGTGATGCAACTCTTATAGTACCTCTTATAAAGGAATATATGGAAATAGGAGTTAAAAATGATGATGCTTTAATAAAAATGGCTACAATAGTTCAAAGAGCACTTCAAAATCAAAGTGATGATGGTGGGTTAGGTATTACGGACGAAGAAAAAGAAGCATTACTAGCTGAAATGGAAAAACTCCAGTCAGATAAAAAAGCATAAATATGCCAAGATTATCAACTACATTAGCTTCATTTAATCCAGTTAAAACTGCTAAAGCAGGTAAAGCAAGTGTTTTTGCTGCTAGAGTAAAGTTTTCAATGATAGATGATAAAACTCAAAGTCAAGTATTTAAAGATTTTGGAGAATGGAGCTCTATTGGTTGTATATTTTTTGATAGGTTAAATCAACCTAATTCAAATCCAAAATTTACATCAGATAATTTTGCAAAACCTTTATTTCCAAATAATTCAAATATACCCCTACATAATGAAATAGTATATATAATGGCACTACCTAATAGTAGTGTTCAATCTGATGTTAATAATTTATCATATTATTATTTTCAACCTATTAATATATGGAACAGTACACATCACAACGCTATACCAGATCCTATTTATGGGGATGCAAACCCAGAATCTCAACAAGCCGATTACCAACAAACAGAAGCGGGATCAGTTAGAAGGGTAACAGATGGTGGTACTGAAATTGATTTAGGAAATAATTTTCAAGAAAAATTAGAAATTAGAAATTTACAACCTTATGCTGGTGATTTAATTTATCAAGGAAGATGGGGTCAAACACTTAGATTTGGTTCAACTATACAAGGAGCACAAATACCAAATCCATGGTCTAATGCAGGTGCTGATGGGGATCCTATTACTATATTAAAAAATGGCCAACATGAAGATAGTTCTGAACCTTGGGTACCTCAAGTTGAAGATATTAACACAGATAAATCAAGTATTTATTTAACATCAACACAAGAAATACCAATTGATTTAGCAAGTAAAAATTATAAATCATATAGTTCATCACCTGAAGCAGCACCTAAATTTACAGGTGAACAAGTAATTATAAACTCAGGGAGATTATTATTTAATTCAAAAACCGATAATATATTATTATCATCATTTGATACAATTAATTTAAATTCAGTTAATAGTCTAAATGTAGATACTCCTAAAACTGTAATAGCATCAAAGGAAATTTATTTAGGTGATAAAAACGCAACAGAACCAGTAATATTAGGTGATAAATTTTTAGGTGATTTATCTAGATTATTATCATCTTTAATTTCATTATGTGGTGCTTTAGGTACTCCTATAGGATCAGGACCACCATTTGCTATAAATGCAGCAATACCAGGTCCTGCTACTCAAACTTTAGTAAAAGCACAAAATATGCTTAATAAAATACAACAATATAAATCGAAGGTTAGTAAATCTAAATAAAAATGTCAGCATTAGGAAAATTATTAGTAAAATCTACAACGCGAGTTATAAAAAATACTGCTAAATTTGAGTTAGCAATTGATGATTTAATTGAAAAATTTAAAGAAGCGTGTCCCCCTAAAGATCAATTATTAAAAATTGTAGAACAAAAAAACCAAATCCAATCTGCTTTACAAAGTGTATTAGGTGAATTTTCTAGAGTTGATTCAACTGTTAGAACAACAGAAAGAATAGTAACAAGTGTAGGAGCAGCAGTTAAAACAATAAAAGCAATTCCAGTACCAACATCAGTACCTCCAGGAGTTGGTATTCCAGTTAATGTAATAACAATATTAGCTGACTCATTAGATACACTAGGAGATTTAGTAAAGGGGGCAAAAGGATCCCTCAAAGTAGTTCCTGCTGTTTCAAAATCAGTAACTGAGTCAGCACAAACAATATTAGATAAATTAGGTGAATTAGATGAAAAATTAAATATTTGTATTGAAGAATTATTAAATGATTTAGAATGGAAATCTGATGTTGAATATAATATAGGAGATCATGTTACTTTTAATGGAAATTTTTATGCTTCTCAAATTAATCTAAATTTAAATATACCACCTATACCTGAAACAGTTCCTGTGTCTTGGACATTATCAGATGAAGCCAGTGCATTAGCTTGGCTAGTAAATACAATAGGAAATGTAGCAGCAGCGTCTGGTTTATCTACTAATGTAAGTTTAAATATAGCAAATGAAGAAGAATTAATTAACAGATTACAACCAGGTGCAAATCCTAGATTTTTATATCAAAAAACAGGATTCCCAAACCCTGATTGGTTACTTACTATAGAGTATAATAATTCAAATGAACTTACTTTCCCACAAAGAAGAATTAGAGCTGAAAATATAAATCAATTTGATGGTAATCCTTATAAAGGAATAGTTGTTTACAACATTTATGGTAAAAAATATTCATATAGCACATCAGTAGAAGTATTAGTTGATGAGGTTAAATTTGTAATAGAACAATTAGATACAGATTGGTACAAAAATAATAATCCTGAATTTAATACATCAGGACAATTTGATACTCAAACTCAACAAACACTATTCCCTAGAGCACCTGGTGTAACAGTACCAGATCCACGTGGAGTAGCTATTAGATTTGATATGAGTAATTTAAAAAATAATGGTTTAGAAACTAAAAGAATAAATCTACCTACTAGTATAGGAAACCCTATCCAAAGTAGAATAAATGGTAGAGTTATTACTACACAACCATCTCAGTCAGTTGGGATTTTATTAAAATCAGGTGTAAATTCATTTACAAATGTTAATCAATTTGGTGGGTTTGCTCAAGTAGGAGATCTAATTAGAGACTCTAAAGTAGAAGTAGAATTTATACCAGATATATTAAAAAATATAAATACAATTCAAAACCCAGATTTTAAAACAGAATTTTATTCTGCAACAAACTCAACAAGAGTTTTTAGATACACTTATAATGAACCAGGAGAGTATACCTTTAGATTAAGTGTAATTGATCAAGAAAACATTGCTATATCAGAGGATGCTGAGGTATATGTAAGGTTAGATATAACAGATGATGATTAAATCATCGAAAATAGTAAAAAAAATTAATAACAATAATATTTATAATAAAAAATGAAGTCATCAGAGTTAAAAAAGATAATAAAAGAAGCAGTTAGGGAAGCAATTCAAGAAGAATTAAAAGACATTTTATTAGAAGCTGTAAAAACTCCTAAAGTTGCCCCTCAACAGATAATATCAACTCCAGTTGTAGAACATCAAGCTCCACAACAACCAGTTATGTCAGCTTCTGAAAAAAGACAAGCATATCAAAACATATTAGGTGATACTGCAGCTTCTTTTACAACTAAAAATGTACCTCAAAGTTTTACCCCTCAACCTGGATTTGATTCAGCTAACGGAGCATTACCAGCAGGGGAAGTTGATATGTCACAAATAGCATCGTTAATGAAAAAATAATGGCAAGAATAATAGCAAGTAAATATCCTATTGATTCAATCGGAAGAAAAGCCGTAGGGTTTTCTCTTCCTTTTAATGGACCTGCTGTTTTTAATCCTACATTTACAACTAGAGAGCAAACAAAATCTAATTTAATTAATTATTTATTAACTAATAGAGGTGAAAGGGTATTTAATCCTAATTTTGGGGCAGATTTAAGAAATTTATTATTTGAACAAATAATAGATAGAACAACTGAAGATTTAAAAGCAAGAATTCAAAATGATATATCAATATTTTTTCCAAATGTTGTAATATTAGAAATACAATTTGATAACCAACCAGATAATAATGAAATTAATTTTACATTGACTTATCAAATTGAAAACTTTGACATAACTGATGAAATAAACATACTACTACAATAATGGCTGATTTAAAAAGAGACATAAGATATATTGACAGGGATTTTAACCAATTTAGAAATGCTTTAATTAACTATTCTAAAACTTATTTTCCTGATACATTTAATGATTTTTCAGATACATCTACAGGTATGCTATTTATGGAAATGGCTTCTTATGTAGGTGATGTCTTATCATTTTACTTAGATAATCAAATACAAGAAACATTTATTCAAAAAGCAAGACAACAAGAAAATTTATATCAAATGGCTTACTTATTAGGTTATGAACCTAAAGTAACAACAGCTGCTAGTGTAGATATAGATTTTTACCAACAAGTACCTGCTAAATTAGTAGATGGAGTATATGTTCCAGATTTTGATTATGCTATGATAATCCCAGAAAATACTCAAATTACTTCTAATGTTGATTCAACACAACAATTTTTAATAGAAGATGTAATTGATTTTTCTGCTTCCGGATCTTTAGATCCAACAACAGTTTCTGTTTATCAAATTTCAGGAGTTAACCCAACATTTTACTTATTAAAGAAAACAAGAAAAGCTATATCAGCTACTATTAATACAATTGATTTTACATTTACAGCAGCAGAAAGATTTGATACAAGAACAATTAATGCTTCTAATATTATAGGAGTATTAGATTGTTTTGATACAGACAGTAATGAATGGTATGAAGTACCTAATATGGCTCAAGAAAATGTATATGATACAATAAGAAATACAAATACAAATGATCCTACTTTTAATATAGAAGAAGATGCTCCATATTTACTTCAATTAAAACAAGTACAAAGAAGATTTGTTACTAGATTTATAAACTCAGGTTCATTAGAAATACAATTTGGTGCTGGTTCAACTAGAAATAATGATGAAACAATAGTACCAAATCCTGATAATGTAGGATTAGGATTACCATTTGAAAGAGATCAGTTAACAACTGCATTCTCACCTTTAAATTTTATATTTACGAACACTTATGGTATTGCTCCTTTTAATACAACTTTAACTTTTAGGTATTTAACAGGTGGTGGTGTTAGTTCAAATGTAGAAGCAGGTGTATTAACAGTTTTAGATGATACTAATTTTACATTTGTAAATCCAAATCTATCAGATACAGCTTTAGCAAATCAAATATTTGCATCAGTATCAGCAAATAACCCCTTAGCAGCTGACGGTGGTCAAGATGGTGATACTATAGAAGAATTAAGATTAAACGCAGTAGGTAATTTTCAAAATCAATTAAGAGTAGTTACTAAAGAAGATTATTTAGTTAGAGCATTATCAATGCCTTCTAATTTAGGTACTATTGCAAAAGCATATGCTATACCTACAAAAATAGAAGATTATAACCCAGGAGAACTTCCTACAATTTTATGTTTATATATTTTAACATATGATGCAGATAAAAAATTAAGAACAGCATCTTCATTAATTAAAAGAAATTTAAGAACTTACTTAGCAGAGTATAGAATGATTAATGATTCTATTAAAATAAAAGATGCATTTGTTATTAATATTGAAGTAGTATTTGATATTATAGTTTTACCTAATTATAATAATAGTGAAGTTTTAACTAAATGTATAGATTCATTATCTAATTATTTTGATATAGATGATTGGCAAATAAACCAACCAATATTATTCTCAGATTTATTTATTTTATTAGATAAAGTAGAAGGAGTTCAAACTGTAAAAAATATTCAAGTTAATAATTTAACAGGTGAAGCATTAGGATATAGTTCATTTGCTTATGATATACCAGGTGCTACAATTGATGGTGTAATATATCCTTCAATTGATCCAATGATTTTTGAAGTTAAATTCCCTAACTCAGATATTAAAGGTAGAGTAGTACCAATATAAAATTTAAATTATGGCAAAAGGAAGAAACGATATACCAAATATACCACCAGATACAGAAATAGATGTTAAAAAGACTAGAGAAGGATTAAGAGGAAGTTTTGACAGAACTAATTTAGATTTAGAAAATAGAGCTCCTTTAGGAGGTCCTATTAATACTGATCCCGTTACAATAAATGGTGTTCAATTTGGAGGATTTTCAGCTAAATACTCTCCAACAGAACCTTATATACAAGAAGGAAATCAAAAATCAGCATTAATATCAGTTGACGCTGGGGGTGAAGTTACTGATGAAGGTATTTTAAAAGTAACAGCGTTAGATATAGCTTCAGATGAAGCAGGAACGAAACAAGGAGGAACAGGAGGTCCAAATAGAGTAGCTCCAAATCAATTTAATACTGTTGGTGGGGAAGGTAAATATACTAATTATAAGGCATCACCAAGTCCTACAACACCACTTCCAAGTAGAGGTACTCCTTTACAAACAAGAGATGGTGAAGATTCAAAATCAGAATTAAACGCTTATACCCCAGAAAATACTTATATGAAAGCTATAATTGATTATAAAACAGAAAATAACGATAAAATATAAAATATGGCTGTATATAAAATATTCCCTGAAAAAGACGCAACATTATACACTGAGTTTCCAAATAGAAACACAGGTTTAGATCAAATTTTAGAAGCTAATACTTATCAAGCTGATGGGTTAGGTCAAGTAAGTAGATATGTAGTTAAATTTTCTGATAGTGATATTACAAATGTAATAGATAATAAAATAGGAACAGGTAAATCTGAATGGATAGCATATCTAAGAAATTATCATGCGGTAGTAACAGGATTAAATTTAGATTCAGAGTTAGAATTCTATCCAGTAGCTGGAAATTGGGGAATGGGAACAGGTAAATTTAATGACTCACCCCAAGTTACAAATGGTGTAAGTTGGAATTTTATAAACTATTCGGGTTCAGCAGCTGAAGGAGCTATATTATGGCCTGTGGATGGTTTTGCAACTTTCGTAACAGCTTCATTCTCAGGAAGTATTACAGGAGTAGCTGCTGGAGGTGGAAATTGGTATACAGGTTCAAACTTATCAGCATTAAACGATGGTGCATTAGACCCAATAACTCAGTCACAAACATTTACATATGCTAACCCTAAAGATATATTAGTAGACGTTAAAAATACAGTAGAAACTTGGTATAGTTATTCATTAGATAGTGGTAATGGATTCGCTAACCAAGGATTCTTAGTTAAACAACCAGAATCAAAAGAATTTATAAGAACGAAAGCAAATACAAGATCATTTAAATATTTTTCAATTGATACTAATACAATATATCCTCCTGAATTAGAATTTAGATGGAATGATTTTGTATTTGATACAGGTTCTTCAACAAATACAGTATTACCACAAGTAGAAAGTTTTATTTCAGTGTTTAACAATCAAGGAACTTATTATTCTGAAAGTATTCCTAGATTAAGATTTGCAGCCATGCCAAAATACCCAGATAGGGTGTTTTTAACAGCATCATTATATACAACTAATTTTTATTTACCTGAATCCCACTCACTATATGCAGTAAAAGATACAGAAACAAATGAATTTGTAATTGATTTTGATAGTGATTATACTAGAATTAGTGCTGATGCTACTTCAAGTTATTTTGATTTATACATGAATGGATTAGAACCAGAAAGATATTACACAATTTTAGTAAAAACAACAATAGATGGTACTACTAAAGTTTTTGATGAAAATATAATGTTTAAAGTAGCTAACGGATGAGTAAAAATGTAAATTTACAAAGGACAGTTTTTGATAAAGCTAAATTTAATGAAACAGTTAATACTGATTTCACACAATTACAAAGTGAATTAGATCCCCAATTTTTTGATTTAAGCTTGGCTACAATAGAAGATTTTTGGAGTTTGTATGAAAAATTTTTCTATGAAATACCTAAAGAAGGTGATATAAATTCACATGAGTATTTAGTTAAAACAAGTGGTGAATATATTGATTTCCAACCACAAAAAGAAGAAATTGAAGCTTTATTAGAAGAAATAGTAGAATTAAGAACAGAAAACTTAGAAGTAAGACAAGAAATAGCTGATGTAATAGCTAATTTTAATGAAAGCAATAATGCTAATATTAGCGCAGCGGCAGCTACAAGGGGTGATGCTTAAAATAAATATGAATGGCAACGTATAGAGACCAATTTACAGAAGAAAGTCCACTAGAAAGAGGAACTGGGAGAGTAAGAGAAATTAAAGAAGAAAAATTAGTAACTACTTCTTCAATTGAATTATCTAATCCCGTTGAACCTTTAAAAGTAGAAGATGTAACTAATGGTAATGACATTGTTATTCCTGTTAGTGCTTCTTGTGTTCCTATTAATCCCACTTTATTAACTGAAACAGGTGATGGTTTTGAGTTACAAGATCAAGAAATTATTCCAAGTGAAAATATAACAGGTTCATTTATCCCAGGAAAAAATATAGTTGAGTTTTTTGTATATGACGCTGATAAAAATTTAGCAAGTGTAAACTATAATTTTACAGATTGGACATTAGGTAAAAATTCAGAAAATAAATTACTAACAGGTTCTTATACTGATTCACAAACAGGAAAAAATGTTGTAGTAGAAAATCCACCTACGTCATCAACAACTAATGCTATTGAATTAAACCCAACAGCAAATGCCTTTAATTTAGGATTTGATGCAGGTCAAGTATTTACAGCTTATAATTTTATTAATTATGAATTAGGATCAAGTATAGAAAATACATTCTATATATCAGAAATATCAGGTGATAGGACAGAAATTGCTCTTAAATCTAATTTTATTTCTAAAGAAGAAATTTTAAACAGTTATAAATCTTTAAAAAACTCATTAAATAATTCTGAAAATTTTGATGAATTTTATATTAGTTTATTTAATAATGATTATCAAATAGCTGTAAATTGTATTTTAGATGAATCAGGTGAAGAACCAAGAGTATTAGTTAAATTATATGATGCTTTACCTGCACAATTTAGTGAAAAAGATGAATTATATGTTGCTACAAAAGTAGGTGAAAGTGTTGCATATAAAATTAATTATATTGAGGATGTACAAACATTTATTAATAATGCTACATTTATTAAAGGTCCTAATATTAATATATCATTACAAGATTTAGTTAATAATTCAACAACATTAAAATCAAGAAATGATCTGGTTGAAACTAAGTCATCAGAATCATTAAACCAGGTTTTAAATATTTTAAATCAAAGAGGTGTAACAATAACACCTAATTATTCTTATAATACATTTGATCAATTTGTTAATTTCTCTTCTGCTAAAGAAAGAATTAATAATTTTTATGAAAAAGTATCTCAAATACAAGCTTTTGAAGCTGATATAGAAACTATTACTGGCATTACAGGCTCAAACCCAGATGTATCAGCTATTTCTCAAAGTTTAGCTAGTCTACAAACAAATATTACAAATTTAATAGAAAATTTTGATGGATACGAAACTTATTTGTACTATAATTCATCATCTGCTTTTGCATATCCAAAAACAGGATCATCATATCCATTTGAATTATTACCAACTGGAAGTGAAAAGGTATTAGAATGGTTAGGTAGTGATGTAGAAGGTGACCAATATTATGGTGGTATAATTCTATCAGCTTCATTATATGATGAAAATAATCAAAATTGGTTATATTATACTATACCTCAATATATTGTTGAAAATTCTGAAAATGATAATTATATAACTTTTGCTAATATGGTAGGTCAATCTTTTGATGAAGTATGGATTTACACAAAAGCATTAAGTGAAAGATATAATACCACAAATAACCCAGATGAAGGTTTACCTTTAGGATTAGCTGCTGAAGCTATTAAAGGTTTAGGATTTGAAACATTTGGTAATAACTATAATAATCAAGGTAATTTTATAGGTTTAGCAGGTGAAGATAATGGTAGTTATGTACCACCAACAGGAAGTGAATTAATTAACCATTATATAGCTGTAAATGGTCCAGGGGGAGTAATAAATTATTGGTCTGATTTTTATACATTCGCAAATTATGTTGAATCATTAGAAAACACAGGTTTTCCTTATCCTATTGATAAAGTAAGTAAAGAAATATTTAAACGTCTTTATCACAATATGGCTTTCTTAGTTAAAAAGAAAGGTACAGTTAGTGGATTAAGACAATTAATTAATATTTGGGGTATACCAAGTACAATATTAAGAATAAATGAATTTGGTGGTAAAAATAAAGACGAAATAGATGATTATGATTTATGGTATAGAAGATATAGTTACGCATTTAAACCAGTCCCTGCAAATACTAATTACGCAAGTGCTTCATTTAGGGCA